ACATTGAGATAATAACAGAGATAAAGGAACATGAGAACAGCAGTCCTGAAAGAATGTTGTTCTTATCTGTTATATTTCAAGCATTGTTAGATGCAACAAAAGAAAAGACTAAAGTAGAATCACCACGCACAAGTGTTGAAAGAGCTAATGCTCGTGCTTGGTTCTTCTGTAGTGTAGGTGTAACATGTGATAACTTTGAATATATATGTGAGAGTGCAGGTATGGATGCACAGTATACAAGAAGTTTTGCAATTAAAGTAATTAACTCAAAGGAAATAAAATATGTCAGACAAAGAATCAGAAGAGTCTTGGATAAATCCTGAACAAGATAGAGGATGGTCTCAAGAAAGTTATAGAGCATATATGAAGAGAAGAGATGCTGAAGAAGAAGCTATAAAAAAAGGTACGTATGAGTATGAGTATGGTAAACCTAGTGATAAACAAATAGGTGGTAGTCATTATAAAGATTGTGTTATACAACCTGTAGATTATATTGTTAAAAATAATCTTGACTTCTTAGAGGGTAATGTGGTAAAATATATAACTCGACATAAAACAAAGAATGGCATAGAAGATATTAGAAAAGTAATACACTATGCAGAGTTAATATTAGAAAAGAAATATGGAAAGGAAAAATAGATGGCATCATTACTAGGAAATAATTATTTACCTACTGAGTACCAATCATTTATACATATGTCTAGGTATTCAAGATGGTTAGAAGAAGAAGGTAGAAGAGAAAGTTGGAGTGAAACTGTAAGTAGACTTGTGTCTTTCTTCAAAGAACACATAGATAATAATTATGATGGTGTAATAAAAAAGAAAGAGTGGGAAGATTTAGAAGAAGGTATACTTTCATTACAAGTTATGCCAAGCATGAGAGCTTTAATGACATCAGGTAAAGCATTAGATAGAGAGAATGTTGCAGGTTATAATTGTTCTTATATTCCTATTGATAGTCCAAGAGCATTTGATGAAGTACTATATATACTTATGAATGGTACAGGTGTAGGCTTCTCTGTTGAAAGACAGTATGCAGATAAGTTACCTACTGTTCCTGATGTAGAGTTTGAACATACAGAAGATGTTATATCTGTTGTTGATTCTAAAGAAGGTTGGGCAAAAGGATTCAGAGATTTAATATCTTATCTCTACACAGGTAGAGTTCCTAAGATAGATGTAAATAAAGTTAGACCTGCAGGTACAAGATTAAAAACATTTGGTGGTAGAGCTAGTGGACCTCAACCTCTTGTAGATTTATTTGACTTTACTATTCTTAAATTTAAAAATGCTAGAGGTAGAAAGCTATCTTCTATGGAATGCCATGACATTGTATGTAAGACAGGTGAGGTTGTAGTTGTAGGTGGTGTACGTAGATCAGCTCTTATATCTTTATCTAACTTATCTGATCAAAGAATACGTACAGCTAAGACAGGTGAATGGTGGACTACTAATCCAGAGAGAGCATTAGCTAATAACTCTGTAGCTTATACAGAGAAACCAGATCCAGGTATCTTTATGAAAGAATGGCTATCATTATATGAAAGTAAATCTGGTGAGAGAGGTATGTTCAATAGAGCATCTGCTCAAAAGAAAGCTGCTGAGAATGGTAGACGAGATGCTGATTGGGATTTTGGTACTAATCCTTGTAGTGAAATTATATTAAGACCTAATCAATTTTGTAACTTAACTGAAGTTGTATGTCGTTCTTCTGATACTATGACTACACTATCAAAGAAAGTTAAACTTGCTACTATGTTAGGTACTATACAATCTACCTTTACAAACTTTGGTTATCTTAGAAAGAGATGGCAGAATAATACAGAAGAAGAAAGATTACTTGGTGTATCTCTTACAGGTATCATGGATTGTATTGAGTTAAATACTATTGATGGACTAGCACCTAGATTAGAAGTGTTAAAGAAACATGCAGTAGAAACTAACAAAGCTTTAGCTTACAAGTTAGGCATACCACAATCAACAGCTATTACTTGTGTTAAACCTTCAGGTACTGTGAGTCAGTTAGTAGATAGTGCTAGTGGTATACATGCTAGACATAATCCTTACTACATTAGAACAGTAAGAGGTGATAACAAAGATCCATTGACTGAGTTTATGAAAGCATCTGGTATACCTAGTGAACCTGATGTAATGAAACCAGAACATACTACTGTGTTTTCTTTTCCAATGATGGCTCCTAAAGGTTCAGTATGCAGAACAGACATGACAGCTATTGAACAATTAGAGATATGGAAATGCTATGCTAAACATTGGTGCGAACATAAACCTTCTGTAACTATAAGTGTTAAGGAAGATGAATGGGTTCCTGTTGGTGCATGGTGTTGGGAAAACTTTGATTACCTAAGTGGTGTATCTTTCTTACCTTTCTCTGATCATACATATCAACAAGCACCTTACCAAGATATAGATGAGAAGACTTATAAGAAGTTAGCAAAAGAAATGCCTACAGATATTGATTGGAATAAACTACAAGACTTTGAGAAAGAAGATAACACGAAAGGATCACAAGAACTTGCCTGTACTGCAGGTGTATGTGAGTTGGTGGACATATAATTAGTTCACCTTGTGTTGGTGTATGTACACTAGAAAATGAAGTTTGTATTGGTTGTTTTAGAACAAGTAAACAGATAGCTGAATGGGCATTCTATAATGATGAAGAGAGAGAAAAGATAATGAAAGAAAGTAAACCAATATTTTCAACAGCAGATACAGAACTGATAAGAGATTTAATATTATTTACAATAAAAACTCAAGATGATTTTGCTGTACCTACTGAAAAGAAAAAACAATTAGAAGCTTTATATCATAGGTTAGGTAGATTAGAAAAAAGTTCTTGACATTTTTTGTAAACTGTGCCATACTTACACTATAGAATGCCATGATGGGTTCTATTAATCGCTTAATGAAAGGATAAAAAATGAGTGTATTTCATAATATAAATAGATATGCTATAGGATTTGATCATTTGATGGATCACTTAGTATCTCTACACAGCAACAATAACTTAACTACTAACGAATATCCACCTTATGATATTATAAAGGAAGGAGAAAGTAACTACAAAATAGAACTTGCAGTTGCAGGTTTTAAGAAAGACGAGTTAAGTATACAATTAAAAGACAACACCTTAACTATAAAAGGTGAGTCTAATTCTAAAAATTCTAATGGAGATTATCTTCATAAGAATATAGCACGAAGATCTTTCTCTAAAAATTTTACTCTTGCAGAGAATATAGAGGTTGGAGATGCTGAGTTTGAGGATGGTGTATTGGGTGTTAGTTTAACACATAACATACCTGAAGAACAAAGACCAAAAGAAATATCAATACACTAACTTAAAGTGAGGGAGTGTTTTATATTTCCTTTCACTCCCTCATAACATGGAGATAATATGAATACAGTTTACATAGGATATGATCCAAAAGAAGATACAGCATACGAAGTTTTAAAGTTTACTATAGAAAGAATATCAGGTAAGAACATACGTATTGTACCATTAAGAAGAGATATACTAGAACACATAGGTATGTATACACGTAAGTCTGAGTTAATACATGGTCAACCTTATGATGTTATAGATGGTAGACCTTTCTCTACAGAGTTTAGTTTCAGTAGATTTTTAGTACCTGCTTTAAATATGTATCAGGGTAAAGCTTTGTTTATGGATTCAGATATGTATTTACGTGCAGATATAACTGAATTATTTGATCTATGTAATATGGATTATTATCCTGTATATTGTGTCCATCATAAATATGAACCAGAAAAAACTACAAAGATGGATGGTAAAGAACAACAACCTTATCGTAGAAAGAACTGGTCTAGTCTTATGATGTTTAATTGTGGACATGATTTAAATAAACAACTAACTCCTGAAGTAGTTAATACACAAACAGGTAGATGGTTACATGGATTTGGTTGGTTGCCTGATAAAGAAGCAGACATAGGTAGAATACCTGAAGAATGGAATTGGTTAGATGGTCATTCACCAGAAGATATGGATGCAAAGAATGTACACTTTACTACTGGTGGTCCTTGGTTTAAAGATTGGAAACCAAGAGGAGCAATAGAAGGTAAGTATGCAGTTGAATGGTGTAGTGATGCTGATTGGTTAAAGATGAAGGGTATAATTAATATGGATAGGGACTACATGATATGACCAAGATAAACTTTGTTACTTCTTTTAATGAGACTATATATAATACTGTAGGTAATCATTTAATTAAATCAATTAAAACTAATTGGAAACCTTCTATAAAGTTTACAGCTTATCACCATGACTTTGATCCTAAAAATTATTCTATTAAAGATGTAGATCTAAAATCTTTAGAAGATGTAGAAGAATATAAAAATTATTTTGAAGTAAACAAAGAACATAATGGTACAGAAAATAATACTATACCTTATAACTGGCATCTTGATTCTCTTAGATGGGCACATAAAGTATATGCATTAACTGAAAAAGCTTTTGAATTAGCAGAAGAATCTAAAGATGCAGGATGGTTGATCTGGATTGATGCTGACTCTCTTGCTTCTAAAAGATTAGTACCTGATGATATACTAGCTATGTTACCTGAAGCTTGTGATGTAGCTTATAGAGGTGTTAGAAATTATCCAGATAAAACATTTTATATTGATACTTCTTTTATAGCTTTTAATTTAAATAAAAGACCTGCTCTTGATTTACTTGGTGACTTACGTGGTGCTTATAATTCAGGAGAGCTATTACAATATAGAGAGTGGCATGACTCTTTCTTAATAGAAAGATTATTAAATATTTATAAAGCTCATGGTATGAAGATACAAGATCTTCCACAGATTAATGATTACATTACTCACTTTGAAGGTGTAGATAACATAAAGAACCTAGCTATTAGAGATGATAAAGGTAATAGATTAGTAGCTTTATCAGAAGATACAGTATCTCAAGATATAGTACCTAATAGATATAAACAATTAGCTGATGTTATAAGAGAGTATAAACCTAAATCTATTATAGAAGTAGGTACTTGGAATGGTGGTCGTGCTATTGAGATGGCTCTTGCTGCATTTGAAACTCAAGATGAGTTATTATATAGAGGGTTTGATTTATTTGAAGATGGTACAACTGAAACAGATAATGAAGAGTTTAATCTTAAAGCTCACAATACTAAGTCTGCTGTAATAAAAAGACTCCAAGAGTTTAGAAAAAAAATGATGGAGAAAAAGAAAGTCTTTACATTTGCACTAAGTAAAGGTAATTCTAAAGATACATTAAAAGATCGTGATGATTTAGATGCTGATTTTGTTTTAATAGGTGGTGGTAATAGTATAGCTACTACTAAGAGCGACTATGATAATTTAAAACATAATCCTGTTGTTGTATTAGATAATTATTTTAGAGAAGATGAAGATAAAAATAATGCACCAGAAAAATATCATGGTACAAATAAAATTGTAGAAAGTTTACCTAAAGGAAAGAAAGATGGTGTACGTAGATGGGTAATACCTTCACAAGATTTAGTACGTGGTGGTGGACATACACATTTAGTAGTTGTATTAAGTGATAATAAACTTGCTGATCTACCTAAAAAATTATTAAACGTACCTATAGTTGTACATCCTAGAGACTGTGTACCTAAAGATTTTATTAGAGATAATATTAAAAACAATTTAAAACTTATTGATACATGGTTAGGTAAGTTTCCTTTACATAATGGTAATATTATTCTTGTATCAGGTGGTCCTTACTTAAATATTAATAAATTAAAAACACATATAAAAAACAATCC